CTGAAGGTCAGGGGTAAGTTGGCTAACAGCCTGTCTTACACAGACCGTCAGTTAGTGGATCTGTCTAGGGAGAAGCGGGCGGCTATCGTCAAGCCCTTTCGCAAGGAAGACGAAGCTGTGAAGACGCGAGTGGTATATGGATACGATTTCCTTTCGTTCCTACGCTGTTCGTTTGTCGATCAGTTGGTGTCGTCGGTGGAAGGGATGGGGAGATGGACACCTATCGGGTACTCGTCGATTGAGAAGACGCGGATGCGCGACGAGATCATGCGAGGTCTGCGACGGAACGGTTCCGTGGCAGTTTCGCTTGATCAGAGCGCATTCGATACGAGACAGAGGAAAGAGTGGGTCGCTTGCGCGATCGCCTCGATCTTCGCAAGGGTCGGTTCGCAACTGCGGGCCCGTGGCATGGTTGCTGCTGCAGACGAGGTAGAGTATCTGGGTTCGGTGGAATCCTTCTCGTTTGAGCATGCGACATTGCCGGGGATTTGCAGGTGGGAGGTCGGAGTCCCGAGCGGTCACAAGTGGACTGCTCTGGTCGACAGCATCTTGAACCGAGCTTCCGCGGAGATGGTTTCCGATAAGCTGGGATTCCGGAGGGATGTGGCTTATTATCAGGGCGACGATGCTGTTCTTGTTGGTGCTTGGTCCGGCTTGGGATCATTCTCAGACGAGTATAAACGGTTAGGATTGAAGGTTAACGAGCATAAGACTTGGGTTTCTGACTCGAGCTGCGACTTCCTTCATGAGCTATATTCAGGCGATACAGTCCGAGGATTTCCCGCTCGCGTTGCTAAGAGCGTGATCTGGAAGAAGCCGTCCATGGGGGGCGGGGGAATCCAGTCGCGTTCGATGCGCGTTCGTGAGCGCATGGGAGATCTGTTGAAGGGTGTTCGTCGTGGCTTGACCAATTGCGGGGAGGTCGCGTTTGGGATGCTGAAACGTTTTGTGGTGGAGTCTGTCGGGAAGGGAGTGTTTTCGGATGCTAAGATGTGGGATTGTTTGATGACTCCCTGCTATCTGGGTGGGTTCGGGTTTGCGTTGTCAGGGCGCACATCTTGTAACTTCAAGGATGGTCGGGTGGTCGTCGAACGGTACTCGTTGGTGCGTACGAAGTACACTCGCTCGCTGAGTGGTGCGGCGGTCGAGTCTCTTTTGGCTCGGCTGGGTGGTGCTGCGTTCCTGAAGACTACGTCTACACAGGTTTCGTTCTCGAAGGTGGGAGGATTGAAGGACACGGCCAAGTTCGGCTGGGCGGAGCGGGTAAAACCGTTGCGAACGGCGTGGGCATGGTTTGAGGGGGTCAAGTGGTCTGAACAGCTTCGGTTGGAACATGCTCTCACGCGTGGGTTGGAGTCGGGGGTTCTGATCCCCGACCCTCGTCTCCGCGATGTGCCGGTCGGTGTGGCATTATCTCTGATGCGTTTTTGTGATCGCTGGGTTGGAAGTTTCTCTGCTAATATGGCTGCGTCCTGGACGACAGCCGAGAGCTTCTGTCACGTGGCAG